ATTGGGGGGGTGGTGTTGACTATGGCTGGGCACTAGCTATTGACTCAAATGACAACATTTATGTATCCGGTGAAACACGCTCAACAGGTGCTGGCAGTCGGGACATCTTGCTTGCTAAATATAACTCAAGCGGCACTCTTCAGTGGCAGCGAACATTGGGTGGGGGGAGTGATGAATATGGCTATGGAATAGCAGTTGACTCAAGTGGCAACGTTTATGTAGCTGGTCGTACACGCTCGGCAGGTGCTGGCAGTGACGACCTCTTCCTTGCTAAATACAACTCAAGCGGCACTATTCAGTGGCAGCGAACAGTGGGTGGGAGTGGTAGTGACTATGGCAATGCAGTAGGAGTTGACTCAAATGACAACGTTTATATAACTGGTTATTCAAGGTCAACGGGTACGGGCCTCCTTGAACTCTTCCTTGCTAAATACAACTCAAGTGGCACTATTCAGTGGCAAAGAGTTTTGGAGGGCTCCGGCAGTCAAACTGGTGAGGGGCTAGCTTTTGACTCAAGTGGTAACGTTTATATAAATGGCAAATGGAGCTCGGGAGGCTTTGCGTACAACAGGTTCTTCATTGTTAAATACGACTCAAGCGGCACTCTTCAGTGGCAGCGAATATTGTATGGCAACAATCAGCACCTAGCCGATTCAATAAAAATTAACTCAAGTGGTACTGTTTATGTGTCTGGTTATATGGATGTCGTAGGTAAAGATAAATTCTTCCTTGCTGCGCTACCTAATGACGGCAGCCTAACTGGATTTTATCAAATGCAAATCCCCATAAATTATATAGCAGGTTCTTCAACTTCAAGAAGCATTTCACTAACGGCAGCAGCCAGTTCACTAACGGCAGCAACCAGTTCACTAACGGCAGGAACCTCGGCGCTTATAGACGCAAGCGCCGCTTTACCGCAAGACTTTAAAGAGATAGGATAATCAAATGATATATATAAATGCAGAGGGCGAATATCCACGCCACATTGGAGATATTCAGCTGGTCGTAGCTGAATGGCAAGAAGGAGATGCGCTACCAGATGGCTGGCAAGCAGTTGTTGAGACTGAGCGACCAGTTGCAGGGACAGACCAAGTGGTTTACGACTCAGGCCCAATAGATATTGACGGCGTTCTGTCGCAGGGCTGGACAATTCGTGAACTAACCGCCGAAGAGGTAGAGCGCAGAGATGCACCTGCCAGTGCTAGGGCTAAGCTCCTTGCTTTAGGTCTAACAGAAGCAGAAGTCTCCGCTCTAGTTGCAGGGTTGGTGCGATAATCGCTCAAGGCATATAAGCCTGATACAATAGAGTCATGCCAGACGCACCAGATTTAACTCCTCCAGACTACTCAACAGCAGTTGGGCAGGTTCGCCTGCTTATCCCAGATGTAGAGCAGCTAGACAACCTAGCAGACCCAAGTGCCGCAGCGTCTTATATTTTTAACGACTCACAGGTGCAGGCTTTCCTTGCTCTGTATTCAAACAATGTAAAGCGAGCAGCGGCTCAGGCTAAGCTTGTGCTTGCTACCTCAGAGTCCCTTATCAACAAGGTAATCAAGACTGCAGATTACGCAACCGACGGAGCCAAGCTAGGAGCCGAGCTAAGAGCTCAGGCCACTTTGCTACAAGCAGAGGCTGACAAAGACGAAGCCGAAGACTCCTACGAAGAGATTGCTCTGGTTTCGTTTACGACCAAACCGGACAACTCATGGCTCTAAACACTAGAGGAGCTGTAGACCCACGCTGGCTGACCCACAATCAGCCCGTGGGCTATGCTCTGCAGCTCGCAACTGTGCGTATCTACAACCCAGCATCGGGTGACCAGACCTACGACCCTGCTACTAACAGCTTCTCTGGTACATCAACCGACCTTTACACAGGTCCAGCCAGAATTCAGCCGGTATCAAATGTCACAGAAACCCCAGAAGAGTATAACCCTACCGCTCTGCAGAGTGTGCGTGTAGTTCTACCGCTAAACAAAAACACTCTTGAGGGCTCTGACGGCGTAGTCCCAGACATCAGGCCAAATGACAAGATGATTGTCACAGCATCTCCACACAACGCTCAGCTCGAGAAGTTTTCTTACATGGTTATCGGCGTCTTAAACTCTAGCAACGCTTGGGAGCGAACCCTGCTCTGCAGAGTTGACCTGGAGCTAGACCCGACAAATGACTAGGCGTTCCGAGTACGGATATTCAAAGGACAGGTCCAAAGCCTCTGGTCCAAGCTCGCTTAACTTTCAGCTAGACTATTCCGACTACGACCGCAGCCTGCGCAAGGCTAGGCAAGATACTCAAAGACTATCTAAAGAAATTCGTTCAGTAGCAAGGTTTATTAATTCTAAGGGTGGTAAGTCCGCACAGTTCAGGATTATGGAGGGCGACTTAAATATGTTCGCAAGCCAAGTATCCAGAAGAGTGCTGCCAGCTGGAACCGTAGAGATGCAGGTTCAGCAAAGAAAGCAATGACGCCATTTGCCAGAGACGTTACCAGGATGATGAAGGGCTTTGTCAACCGTATAGATACTGGTACAATGAACAGAGAAGTTCGTTACAGAATTGAGTCTGACGGTTCGATAAAGAGACTCAACATTCGTGTTGGCTGGGTTCGCTTGTGGTACAAATACTTTGACTACCAGGAATATGGCACACAATACATACCGCCAATGAAGGCACTATTTAACACTAGGCTACGTGGTGAAAAGATGTTTGACGATAGAGTTAGGAAGTTCTACAGGGACTACCTACTTAAAGCAGGAAAGAGTAATATCTAATGAGCTTAAATCTTATTGCTATTCACGACCAGATAACCGCAAAGCTGAATGAGCTGCCACAGGATGTCTACGAGACGTCTGCTCCTGACGATGCCAAACTACGCTTTGATGCTAACGGCAGGCTGCTTCCCTACATCGTTGTGCAGTATTCTGACATGTACCCAACGGGAACCGGCAACGGTATTACTGGAGCGAAGTATGATGCCGCACAAAGCTACGCCCTTGTAAGCTGTATCTCAGAAAACGAGAGGGCATCCAGGCAGGTTGCAGATGCTGTCAAGAATAAAATTGTAGGTTTCCAAGCGACTGATGCTGGTGAAATTAGGTTCGAAGGCGGCTCCGTTACTTACGCTGCCCCAGATGGCAAGGCAAAGAGATACGTAGTTGAGATAGGATTCCTGTTTCAAGTTAACACCGTATGGTAAAATAGAACAGATTGGAAGGATTCTAATGGCTTTAGCTATGAATACCCGCACAGGCAAGATTGTATCTGTGCCAGACCACTACATTGGTCACGAAGTTTTGGGCAAAGACCTTGAGGCGCTAGATGGTGCTGAGGCTCAGGCTGCACCAAAAAAAGAAACAAAAAGAAAAGCTAAGTACGTCCCTAACGCAGTAGACGCAGACGGTGATGGGCTAGTTCAAGATGGTACTGAGTGGGAGCGCCCAGTTGGTACCGAAATTGAGGAGCAGCCTGCTCCCGAAATCGATATCGAAAGTAACGAGGAAAATAACTAATGGCTACTAAGATGCTACGCCCAAATGTGGGCCTCTACGTTGCCACCGCAGATGCGTTTGCAGACTGGACAGCACCAACGCTGACCGAGATTACTAGCGCAACCAAGGTGTTCAACATCTCCCCGGCTGTTACAGATGACTATACTCTCAACATGACTGACAGCGACAGCGATGACTCGCTAGCTATTGTTGACAACGCCACTGTACAGACCCCAACCTACAGCAACTACGAGGCTTCACTTGACGGATTCCGTGATGAGAACCTAGCTGCTGACTCTGTGTACAACAAGTTCCGTTCGCTGTTCTCACAGCCAGACGTGAAGTACTACCTAATCAAGCGCGTTGGCAAGGTCCACGATGCAGCATTCGCTGCTGGTGACCTTATCAGCGTCTACGGTGTCAAGACTGACTTCCCAGTAGAGCTACTAGGCGATGGCGAAATGCTACGCACTGGTGCACGCTTCCTAGTAACCGGTGAGGTTCGTGTAAACGTAGCCGTAGCCGCAGGTACTGCTGGTGCAGGTCCAGAGCTTAAGTCTCTTGTAGGAACCAAGTCCACCTCAAACGCTAAGATTAAGGTTTACTGGGTTCCAGTATCCAACATCTCTGGCACCGAGGACGAGTTCGTTGCAGAGCCTTCTGTTGCTGACATCGAGGCTTCAGGTTCTATCGACCTAACTGCTGCTATTGCATTCGACGGATACGAGCTAGGCTCAACCGACTCGAACGCAATCGACGACCGCGGTATCCTAGACGAGGGCCAGGTTCAGACTCGTGGATTCGCACAATTCTCTGGCAACCTAACCTTCTTCCGTGGTATTACCTCGGAGACTTCTGGTGCATACTACGACGCATTCGAGGCATTCAAGGCAGCTACCGACGGCTCACGCCCAGTTGGCTTCTTGGTTACCCGCGTTGGTATCCCAGCGTCTACCGCACTTGACGTTGACCAGGAAGTATCTGCATTCAAGTTCATCGCAGACGCTTTCATGGACAACACCGAGGGTGAAGACAGCGTTAAGTTCATGGTTAACTTTGCCCCTCAGGGCAAGCTTGGTGTTAACGTTGCGACTGTAGCCTAACACCTGAACAACCGGCTGGGTGGGGTTTTGCGCCCGTTTGCCCCACCCAGCCTTTTCACCTCCTAAACGGCGATAAACGGAAGGCGCAAAATGAGCGACAATATTATTAATCTTGCAGAAGAGGCCCAGAAAAAGGGCAAGTTCTCTTTGGCCGATGCCATTAAGGGCAGGGCTTACCCAGAGAAGTCCGTTGATATTTATATCGATGGTGCATCAGCGTTTGAGCTAGATGCGATTACAGCCGCACTCAAGGAAACCGACCCAGCTTCTGCTGAGTACGAAGAGCTTAACAAAGAAGCTGAGCTACTAAGCAAGAAAATCGTTGAGTCAAAGCTTACTTTCCACATGCGTGGCGTTGGCCAGGGAGTAGTCGAAAAGATTACCAAGGAAGCAAACGAGAAGTTCGGACAGGACGGCGGGCTTAACGAGCCAGAGTGGATTAAGCACTACCTCTGTGCGTTGATTGCGGAGAACGTAGTCAAGGTCTCAGACACTGAGGGCAATGAGGACGAGAGCAAGTTCACCGTTGAGGACATTATGGACCTGCGTGACGCCATCCCAGTTGACTCATGGGAAATCCTAATTGACACCATGCAGAAGCTTACTCTAGCTTCTAGCTATTTTGAGTCAGCGACGGACGCAGGTTTTTTACCGAAGTCCTGACATGGGAGGGTAACCGCGGTTACGTAACTGCAATCAAGGCAGCAATAGCCGCTGGTGTAAGGCCAGTGGCTATGCTGTTCCATGAGCAGCCAACAGACCCGTGGACACCCTTTGACTTTAAACTCCTAGAAGCGTACCAGATTCTTCAAGAGGAGACATGTCAGGAATGCGGTAACCCAATCTGGATTTGTCGTAATGAACACGCACACAATGTAGGGTTTAAAGTCAAAACCGCTAAGTGCTTCGCAAAAGCAGAGCTAGACAAGTGGCACGAAAAGGAACAGAAGAAAAAGTCTAGCAAGAAAACGTATGGCGAGTATCCTTATGTCGTGCCTTACACCTATGATGAAGGCGACATGCCCACCCGTGCCTCCTACTACCAGGCAATGATAGATGCGGATACGATAGAATAGAAGCTGACGATAGGTGGTGTGCCGTTGAACATTCGTGCCAGATTAAATCTTGAAGTAGGCAAATTCAAAGCAAACGCAAAAGCTGCGGGTGCTTCGTTTAAGATTATTGCCAGCTCTGCTAAGATTAGCACGGATAAAATCGATGGCTACCTAAAGTCAAGTAGCGACAAGCGCAAAGCGCAAATAAAGCGCACCGAAGCCCAGGAGATTGAGTCTGCTCGTAGAAAAGCAAAGATTCTCTCCCAGATTGAGCTGGAGAAGTACCGCAACCGGGGCGGGATTAAGCCTGGAACAAATGTTGGAAGAAACCTAGGTCTCGAAGAGAAGAAGATTGCCCGCATCGCTCAGATGTCAGCAAAGCAGCGGGCACAGTATGAGCGTCAGCTAGCCAGAGAGTTTAAAGCACTTCAGAAGCAGAAGGCTGCAGACTCTAAGGCGTTTATCAAGCGCAACGAGTCAGATGAAAAGCGATACAACAAATGGCTACGTTCTTCTAACAGGCAGTCAACCAAAGAGTATGTATCATTCTGGAAGCAGGCTTTAAAAGAGAAGTCTGCTGCTGAGAGGAAAGCTAAGTCAGAAACTGCAGCTGTGCAGAAGTGGCTTGCAAACAGAAACAAAGCAGAGACCAAGGAGTATGTAAACTTCTGGAAGGCTGCCCTTAAGCAAAGGGAGCAAGCACACAAGGCTTCTCTACAGAAGATGAAGCAGGATGCTCAGTCCAACAAGATTGACTACTTCAACTCCAAGCAGTTCGAACGCCAGATGGCGGGCGCTAGGTATGCTCTTTACGACATCTCTCGCAGGGCAGCCATGTTTGGAACCGCACTTGCAGGAGCCTTCGGACTAGCCGCCAGAGAAGCCATCAAGTTCCAGTCGGCATTTACTTCGGTTGAGAGAACTACTCAGCTAAGCCTACAGTCAAATATCCCTGAAGTTAGGGGACAGGCGGAAGAACTTAGAAAGACGCTAATCCAGATGTCACTTGAAATACCAGTGGCATTTGAGGACATCACAAAGGCTGCTACTCTAGGTGCGCAGCTAGGTATCGCTGCTGATGCTGTTGACTCCTTCTCAGAGACTGTAATCAAGTTCTCAACCATTACTGGCATCAGCGTAGATGAAGTAGGTATGAGCTTTGGTCGTCTAGCACAGCTGCTGGATGTACCCGTATCTAAGTTTGAAAACCTATCCTCCGCAATTACCTATACTGGTATCAACTCGGTAGCGACTGACCGTGAAATCCTGAGGATGTCAGAATCTATTGGTGCTGCGGGTTACCAAGCCGGTCTATCGGCAGACGAAGTTGTAGGCTTCAGCTCAGCGCTTGCCTCCTTAAAGGTTAGGCCAGAAGAGGCACGTGGTGTATTTACCCGCTTGTTCAGGACTTTTGACCTAGAGGCATCCCTAGCAAGCGAGCGTATGGATAAGTTTGCTGCCATGATGGGGCGAACAACCGAGGAGGCTGTAGCGCTTTACAGGACCAACCCAAGCGACTTCTTTAGACAGTTCCTCTACGGCGCAAATGCAACCGGTGAGCTTAACGTTGCTATGAAGGAACTGGGAATTGTCAACACTCGTGAGCTAAACGTAATCACAAGACTTGCCGGCAACATGGGTGTGCTTGAACAAGCACTAGCAGACAGCCGCGAGCAGTACCTACTTGGCACCTACTCTACCGAGGCATTCGGACAGGTAGTAGATGATGTTGCATCAAGAATTCAGATTATGCAAAACTCCATTCAGGCGCTTGCTGCAGCCGTAGGGGAGCCTCTTGCTGGCGTAGCGGGAATCTTTGCTGACATGGTTGCCAGTGCAGCACAGTTCCTATCGAACATGGGGCCAGTTGGTAAGACGGTAATTGCAATCTTTGGTGGCCTTCTAGCAGGTGCCACTTTGTTCTTTGCCGCCCTAACCGGTGGTATAGCAGGATTGCTTGCACTTAAGTTTGCATTTAAAGCCCTCGCTGGTGAGGGGATAAAGGCTAACATTAGCGTTGGAACCTTTATCGCTTTAGCTAAGTCAATGACCGGCGCAAGTGCGGGGGCTTCCGCAGGTGTGACCGGCTTGGCTGGAAGCTTCAAGGTTCTTGGACTTAGTATTAAAACTCTCCCATTTGTGGGATTGGTTGCCACCCTTGCTACTATAGCAGCTGTGCTTATTGACGCAGGAATTGGAGCCAGCAAGAGTGCAGAAGACTTCTCTAAGCTAGGCAAGGCAGGAGTTGAGGCAGGCGGTGGCCTAAGTGCCGCGATGGAGGCAATGGCAAGAGACGCCGAATTGGGCAACGCGGCAATTAACACGCTAAAAATCACGATGTCAGATGAGGAAAAGCAAGCCAGAGCAAACAAAAAAGCATATATAGAGATGGCTGAGGCACACGAGGCCAGGACTGAAAGCCAAAAAGAGCTTCCAGGTGCATTCGACACAACCACAGGTGCAATCGAAGATAACACTGCAGCATTGCTTGACAATCAAAGCGCTCAAGCTGGAGTATCCGGTGGCGTTGAAATTGATGAGCAGTTAGCAGTTGAGCAGGGAGAAGAGTACGTCAAGTGGCTTGCTCTCGGCGCTAGGAAATATGCCAAAGAAGATGGCTCAACTGGCGACCTGCTTGCTGAGATGCTTGACTTCGGTGTTGGTACAAACGTTGAAGCCAGCCTGCGTGCACTTGGCTTTGACTACATGGAAATGTACACTGCAGCAGTAGAAGATGCTGCAGGTGATGGTGCCGGTGCGCAGACTTATGCTGATGCCTTTGACAAGGAATTTACTGATGCAATTGACGCAGTAGCATTTAAGTCTGGCGCTACATTCTCTGACAGGATTGCTCAAGCTATTGACTTTAAGGAAATAACAGAAGAACAGGGCGCTGCGTTTACGCAGATGTTTGACGAATCTGGCCTGTCAATGCAAGAGTTCTTTAAGCAAGTAAGAGTAATTCCTAATGCTTTTGATGAGGCGGCACTTGCTGCTGATGCGGTTAACAAGGAAGTTGAGAACCTCGCAACTGCAGATGCTATTGAGAGAGTTCGCAATAGTGCAGCTGGACTTACAGAAGATGTAGAAGATGCTGAAGATGCGGTTATCGACCTAAAGGATGCTCTAACAGACCTGTTTGGCGCACAACTTGCCGAGAACAAGGTGGCAGACGCACTAGACACTCTAATTCAAGGCGCACAGAATACTGCTGGTGAGATGGCTGGCCTAACCAAGTCGGCCAGAGAGAACTTCGGAAACTTTGCGTCATTCATTGAGGCTGCAGTAGCAGCTGCCGATGCCGCAGGTGAAGGCGGGCTTGGAACGGTAGATAGAATTGTTGACGCACTTACCGAGATGGAGAATGCTGGGCTAGACGCTGCTGAAGCATTCGATGTTGCCAAGGTCTTTATTGTCAACGCTTTAATTTCAATTAATCCTAAGCTTGAGGAGTTTAGAGCTCAGCTTGCAACCGCTCCTGACCTTGCTGGTATGCGTGCAATTATTAACTCGTTCTACGCGGCAAGAATTGCAGCAGAGGGCTGGTCGATTACTCTTAACAATGAGTGGCAAACTGCAATCAGGGCACTCAGCGAAAACACTTCTCGTTTTAAAGTTAGTCTTGGTTCGGTTTCGACTGAATCCAAGAAGGCTCAAACTGCGCTTGAGAAGCTGCAGGAATTGATTGGCAAACTGTTCAGCTGGACTAACAAGAGAATGGCTTTGCAGGAAAGCATCAACTCTTTGGGCGACTCGCTTGAGGAAAACGGAAATACATTTAGCATCTGGAGCAAAGAGGGAAGAAGCAACGTCAACTCTTTGCTAGATGTAATTGACAACATGGCAGTGATGTCAAACGGCAACCTGCAGGTCTTTGCAAATCAGCTAGGCGCTATGCGTCAAGCCCTTGTGCGTGCCGGTGCACCTGCAAGTGCGCTAAAGCTTATTGACGATGCCCTTAAGAAGACTGGAAAAACAGCTAAGGTATCTAAGAAGGAAGTTGAGAACTTCTACAGGGAGCTTGCTGATAACGACAATGCAAAGAAGTCACTTGCTGAGATAGCATCTGCTGTTGGAAACATCCAGTCCGCTCTAAGGGCCAGCATCTCTGCATATTTTGCTCAGCAGAATGCAATCGATGACATTACCCTTGGCTGGCTCGACATGGCAGATGCCTCAGATGCCGCTAGGGATTCGATTGAGGACGCAGAGAAGTCGATTGATGATGCAAGGCGCACGATTGATGAGGCAAATGCGTCAATTCAAAGCCTCTCAGCACAGAGTAACACCCTTGAGTACCAGCTCCAGATTGCACTGAAATATGGCGACACTCTGAGGGCTGATGAAATTCGCGGTGAGCTTGCTGAACTGAATGCAGATATAGCTTCAGAGCAAGACAACATCGCAGATGCTAACTCCGCTGTGGCTAAATCTCAGCAGGAAATAGCAACAGCACAAGGTGAGCTAGGCATCGGCTCCACGACACGTCAGATTGTAGAACAGAACCGAGCCCTTCAGGACATGGCGACAAAATATTCTGATGCTGCAGCTTGGATGCTGGCGACTGCTGGAGAAGGCGAAGACCTGAACGAGATTATTGAATCTCAGGTAACCGACTTCTATAATAACGCCCTTCAAATGGGCTACACAGAGACTCAAGCATCGGACCTAGCAGATGTTTTGCGCACCGAGCTACTTGCTTCTCTTGAAAAAATCCCTGAAGATGTTACAACTGATATAAACGCGGAGACCTCAGAGGCTCTTGGCAAGGTAACTCAGTTTGCAAAGGATGCTAACGCTAGACTTGCGACAATCAAGGACAAGAACATCACAGTTACCACTACCTATAAAGAGGTGCAAGTTGCTTCTTCTGGAGCGGGAGGCACTGGTGGAAGCGTAATTAGAAGGGCAGCTGGTGGATTGGTCACCGGCCCAGGAAGCGCAACAAGCGACAGCATTCCTGCACTGCTATCTAACGGCGAGTATGTCGTTAAAGCATCAGCAGTCAGCAGATACGGTGTAGACTTCCTTAACTCAATCAACCAGATGAGGGCTTCAACTGCAAGCAGGGTCACAAGCTCTTCTGCAGCTGGCTCATCCCAGACTGTTTACCTATCTCCAGAGGACAGGCAGCTTCTTCGCCAAGCAATTGACAGACCAGTTGCGTTGTACACAGATAATGCTACAATTGCACAATCAGCAAATGAAGGCAATAGAATTCTAGCTCAAAGAGGAATCAGATAATGGAACGCAAGGTATATTTCGGAAACGCCACTAAGCAGCTCTGGATACCTGCACCTAGGACGGGCCTGAACGCCTCCTCAGCGGGTTATTTTACCGATTCGCAACTCCTCAGTGGTCGAGCTTTTATAAAGCGTTCTAAGGCCAGCCACAGGCGGTTCTCTCCTGCCTGGATTGGTCCGCTAAACGCCTCATCAGTTAACGACAGCTTGCACACCGTAAAAGATTACTTCGATGGCATCTATGGAGACGGTCCGTTTTACTGGCTTGACCCATTTGCCGTAGACAGCAACCTGCTTGCGCCTAACTGGGCGTCACCAATGCTAACTCAAAACGGCTGGTCATCTATCAGCTCAGTTGGAACTGCCAGCTTGGTTGATACAGCAACAAACACTAGGAACTATCCTTACAAATCCCTAAGGCTGAGCTTCGGGGCATCTGTGCAGGAGAGCACCGAATACTTTAGAATTATTATCCCTGAAGATTACAGGCTACACTTCGGTTGGCATGGAGAGCAAGAATCCGGTGATGCTACAGTTATCTTGCGCTGTTACGACAGAGACAGCGGAACTACAACCGACGTAGAAACTGAGCCACTATCAGTTACCAGTGCAATCAGGACAAACTCGCAGGTTCGTGGTCGCGATTACTCTATGGTAGATGTAATTGTTAAAAACCCAAGCGCATCTACAAGCGTGATTGATATTGCAGGCATGATTGCACAGGTGCTGCCTGAACTATCTACTGTAGAGCAAGGCGATTTCATCTCAGGTCGCGGAACAAGAGGATTATTGTTCTCTTCTGCACCTACAATTACTTATGTATCTGCAAAGATAAACGATGGCTATGTCGAGGTAGCTACAGACTTTATTGAGGAGTAAGCTTGACTTCCCTAGAAACGGTAAGCGGTAGCGGAGACTTTAAGGATGCAACCTTAATCAGTTTCTCATACTCTGAGGATGCGACCCCGATAAGTGCAGCTAATCTTGATGGCGGTACCGGACAGGTCACCGCTCAGCTTGTCTCTGATGTGACAACCAGGGGTAGCCGAGTTGCAATTAATAATGAAGCCATTTTGTCGGACGAAGAGTACGGCGATGTTACTTTTACAATTAAAAAGCTTTCCTTTAATGATGACTTAGTTTCCATCGTAGGCGAAACCGTTCAGGCAAAGCTAGACGTTGACCGCACCGCACTTCCACAGGGTAGCGATGCTGGAGGATACACTCTCGCAGCTGCGATTGAGTACTATTGCTCCCTGGTTGATGTCGCCCCAATGTTTGAGGCGGGACTTTACGACAAGCTTGACGCAATTGACGTAGACTTTGTTGGCTGGCAGGGTAATGTTTGGGAGCACCTCAAGATGCTCTGTGCGGCATCCTATGTAGACGAAGACGACAGCTCATTCATCGAAATGTACATACTTAATGATGAGCTATGGTTTAGAGAAGGGGGACAATCACAGGTAGATACCTCTCAGATTATCTCAAACGAGACTGTAGAGATAGATGCCTACGATGCTGCGCAAAGCGTATCCGTGGTCAAATACAACACAGACTATAGGGCAAACTCACTTCTTAAGCAGCAGGGTATTGATGAGCTAAATTATGCAAACCTAGAATTCGTGTCAATTGTAGACTCTTTCCAGGTAAGTGCAAACGAAAAGATTACAAGAAGAGTTTTGGTAAACGCATCGCTTGAAAGCGTTGAGCAACCGATAGCTGTACAAACCGTAGCTTTCCCAGTCACATATAGCCAATATGTAATTGTCGCAAAGGACGGAATCCCACTCACGCCAGCGCAATGGAATGGGCAGGGAGGCTCGGTCACCATAGAGCTAACTGAAAATCCTAATGAAATTGAGATTACAGTAGTCGGAGCGAACTATCCAGAGCTTGAGCCATTTAAAATTGGTGTTGAGTCTGCAGGTGGAGATGACTACCCAGCATTTTATGTTCGCGGTACTGGAGTATTCTTTGAAAAGACTGAGCATACAATCTACACCGGTGCCCCAGCCAGCGAGATACAAGATGCCACGGTAATTGATAACCCATTCATAGTTAACGATAGAATACTATGGAGCAAAGGTGTGCGCATTGCACAGGAGCTATGTGGTCCTTCGTTCAGACTAAACCAGAGCATCCCAGTTGGAGTAGAGTTTGGCAATGTTACTGGCTCGATAGTTTCTGCCTTCGACTCTAAGTTCAGGATTGATAGCACTAGCTTCTCTCAGTCTGGTGTAGATATCCAGGCAAGCAGCTATGTAACTTTTGCGGACTTTGATTCCGTATGGAGCGGTTCAACAATTGAAGATTTCAACACCTCGATGAGCGGGATAAGCTTTAACGAGTTCAGCGTGATTGCGTTAGCTAAGGAGTAGCATGACATTCCCATTAAACAACCTGCCAAGTCAGTCTAAGTTCTGGGCCAGAGAGGTCGAGAAGAAGGTCACGAACCTTGAGAACACCCTGAGAAGTTCTGACATTAACAACACGACACGCGACAGCCAGCTGACGGTAACTGCCAATCAAGCGTTGATTGCTGCCAGTCAAGCACAGGCGGCAGCGGATGAAGCTTCTGCTGCTGCGGCTGCTGCAAATACTGCAATCACTGGACTTGGAAACTTGGATGAGCCTACAAGCACCTACAAGATTAATGCTTCTAACTTAACTGCTGGAACTATAAACGCAATTAATATTAATGGTTCTGTTATCACTGGTTCTACGCTTACTACCGCCAGCTCTGGAAGGCGAGTGGAAATTCAGAATACCAATACTTCTTATTATGACGAAGATGGCAATTTTACTGGTCGGATACTTGGTGCTGGTACTGCTAGGGGTTCAACGCTTGAACTTACTAGCGGCGCATCAGGTGAGCTACAAATCTGGAATGGCGGGGTTATATCCTATGGCGCTGGTGGTACATTTGCAGCACTAAGCGACAATGGATTTGGCGTCGGTGGTAATAGGCTCTACACAATTGGAGCTAATATTGAAGCGGACGGCAACTTAGTCGCCACCGGTTCAATGAGCTCCTCATCTGTGAGCACAGGTGGAGTCTCTTGCAGCTCAGTCGGCTCATCTGGCTCTATTAGTGGAAGCTCTATTAGCGGTAGTTCACTTGGCATAACAGGTGACTCTACTCTATCTGGCAGAATCTCATCTGTTGGAACTTATAACGCTACAATCTCATCAGCTGCAAACGTTTTTATCGCATCAAACGGTAACCTTGCAAGAAGCACCTCTAGTTTAAGGTATAAAACTGACGTTCAAGACATAGACTACGGCATGAAGGCGCTTGACCTTAGGCCCAGAACTTGGATTGATAAGGGCCAATATGAAGAGAACGGCAATTCGGCAGAGGGCTTGAGCAGGGTTGCTGGATTCATTGCTGAAGAGCTCGATGAACTTGGCTTTACTGAATTAGTTGTTTACAATGATGAGGGGCAGCCAGAGGCAATTAGCTACGACAGAATTGCAGTGGCAATTATCCCTGTACTTAAACAGCAGCAGGCTTTAATTGAATCGCTGACCGCCCGCATCGAAGCCCTAGAAACTAAATAGGATACAATAGATAACATGGCTATTACCTCAAAAAATATTTTTTACCCTGTGTCTACGGACCAGATTACGCCACTTGAGTCTGTATTTTCGACCATGGCTAGCAGCATTGACGCAGCCCTACCCTTGTCGGGTTCTGAATCTGTCTCATTCAGCGCAGCTGCAGGTAGCACTCAAGTTGTTACCGTTACGTTTGACACTGCGCTGTCGTCTGCTCCGGATAAAATAATTGCAACCGTTAAGGGGCCAGTATCTGGCTCCAGCGCATACATTGCTACAATTACAAACAGCAGTACCACCAGTTTTACTGCCTTAATCTACAGGCTTGGTGGCTCAACTGGAACTCAAACAATCAACCTAGTCTGGGCGGTGATGAACTAATGGCACGTTTGCCTTTTCCTGAGAACACAATTACAGGCGTCTATGGAAGCATGTCTGATTACAGGCGTAAGCATGGACTACAGCCTCACAGCGGTACGGACTTTGCTCCAGCCGGTTCAAGCCGTGGCAAGACAATGATTCCTGCATCAGCGAAGGGTACCATCAAGCTCATACAGTGGAGCAATGTGCTTGGCTGGGTGATTGTGCAGACCGCTTGGGATGTCAATACAAAGAAGGTCGTTTATATCGGCTACTCACACATCAGCTGTGGGACTCATGGCGTTAACTGCAAGGGGCCAAAGGTTCATGGCGAGCACATGCCGATTGATAAAAAGGTTGGGCATAAGCTCGAAGAAGGTGCCGACCTAGCAATAATGGGGAACACTGGGTCAGCTAGCTCCGGTGTCCATTTGCACCTCACGATTTCGCACACGCTGAAGGGTGTGTTCGGAGTTACTTCTGCAAAGTTTGATTTTGTTAAATGGGTAAAAACACAGCAGAAGCCTGCTGTGAAGGGCGCAACAAAAAAGGCACCAGCACCAGCTGCTGCCAAGTCCGTAAAAACCCAGGTCAGGACAGTTTATGCCTGCCCGCACTGCAAGAAGGAACTCAAGTGAACCTAAAGTCAATTTCAAAAAGAACTCTCGCATACATGATTCTAAAGGTTTCTGGAACCTTGGGTGGTGGATTTGTATTTGGCGTTGAGGTCTGGCAAGCAGCTGCTATGGCAGCCTTCATCGGCTTCATGGAGATTAGCGAAGAGCTATCCCGTGCATACGTTGAAGATGGCGACATCAGCGCAGAGGACGAAGACAGAATCTTCGGCAAGGCCGCAGCTGACCACGACGACTCTGATGAAGAACTAATGTAATGAAAGAAAAAATTATGTTCATCCTAGCCGCAGGTGTGATGGTTGCTATACTTGTCGCAATTATCGGAGACTATGTAGTAGCAGGCATCGAGACCAGCGTAACTCGCGAGGCTGTTGAAGTATCGTCCGACGTTATGACCCTTGTTCAAACCGCTCTTGGTGGCGTCATCGGTATCATCGGTGGCTATTTTGGCGCTAAGGGAGTAAAGCATGACGACTCAGACCCAAGTATTAAGTAGTCAATAATGAGCTTAGAAAACGGAAACAATAGGGACTGGGTGGAAGTCCTAGTAGCAATTGGGCGCATCGAGGAAGGCATTAAGGGATTGCGCGAATCAATTGACCGCTTGGACAGAAAATCTGACGCTCAAGACGAAACTATTAATGAGATGCAGCTGGAAATTCAGCAGCTAAAGACTCAGAGAAACACTACCAAAGAGAATGTAGCGCTAGTTGCATCGCTGATTGCGGTTGTAGCTGCGTTGTCAAGTGTCCTGGGGAACTGGGGCGGTTAGAAATACCCGACGAGCGAGGGCCCTACTGCAGAGGTGACAGTAGGGCCCTTCGTTTTATTCTTCTTCGTCGTCGTAATAGAATCCGGCGGCCTCTGCTTTAGCAGCTTCCGCATCGAATATAAAGTGAGCCTCGCATAAGCCACAGGGCTTATCCTCTGTGCATTCTCTATCACAATGCTCGCACCAGAAGTTCTTCTCATCGGCACCTGCAACAACCACTGGGCCACCACAACCACAAATCATGAGCACAGATAGAGTCATGCCCGTTTCTTCATCGGTCATGGTGTAGCCCATGTAGTCATACTCTGGTTCTGGCTCAATGATTATTTGCGGTGGCACATGCAGGCCGAATAGCTTAGCAATCCACCGCTTAATCATATTGACCTTGTTAATGTCTTGTTAATTGAGATGGGACCACGTTGCCACTTGCCGCAACTCTGGCACTGGAACCTTTGGTAGGTACCAGAAACAGTTCTTGCCACGCCTCTGCGCTGTAGGTTGTTAGACGCACAGACTACACAGCCTTCTTCTAGCCCATCGTGTAGTGCGGTATTAGGGTGGTTAGGAATCCAAGGCTTCAGTATCTCATAAAGGTCTATCAAAAGATTGACATCCTGAATCTGGTACTTCTTCATCTCGGTCCAAGCCTTCTTCTCGCCAGCCATGCAGCGTGTCCATAGCTCGAATCCACTGTGCTGAACCTTAGCGCCAACACCAAGTGTCTGGGCTACATAGTCTAGCTTGTTGCTTGGGAACCTGAACTGAGACTTGACAGCCAGCATTAGGTCCATCTCCTTGTAAGGGGACGGTGGCTTCATACCAGCCTGCAATAGCTCACGCTTCAGGTGCTTAGAGTCAAAGCCTTTAGAGTTCCAGCCGACAAGTACATCAGCCTCATCAAGCAGGCGGTGAACTTCCTCAAGCATTGCCTGCTTGCCATCGTGGTGCACAGACTTGAAGGTTACCTTCTTCTCTCCGTACCAGCGAGCGCCGAAACATAGCATCTCGGTTGACTTTTCAATCTGATTGATGGAGACGTTCTGCTTGAACAGCCCCCAGACGTAAGCCAAGTTAGGTGTTGTCTCGATGTCTAAGAATAATATCTTCATCGGTCCAACTTAATGCCGCTAACCCAGGTCTTGCCAGCGTCGCCGCCCCAAGCATCCCAAGCTACACGACCCGGACTTGGATAGCCCTTCTCGCCCGAGTTAAATCCTTCAGCCTTGCTGTCCCCAGCATGTCTTGCAAAGTAAGACTTCATCCTTCCAACGACATCCCTGCTTACAGAGCCACCAGATGCAAGTTGTGCTGCTCGCCTGCGTCCGGTGTCGGTAAAGCCTGACCCAGCCTTGCCCTCGCTAATCCACTTCTGTGCCCTCTTGGCGGCACTAGAGACGCCCTCAGGCACCTTGTAGGTCTTCTCTGCTTCGCGCAAAGCAGACTCGTTAACAGTCACCAATCCTGGCGGAATCATTGCCAATCTGCAGGCACCGTCTTCCTCGATGTCAACAGCAACGGCACTACACTCGATGCCATCTTCGGTCATCGCATGGAATACACAGTTGCCACACTTAACGCCAATTGCACTGTCTGTGTTCTCGGCTGGTGGCAGGTAGTTGACAAAGACACTGCTGGTGTCTGAACCAAACTTTCCAAACTCATTAACGACTCCAAGCATAGAGTCAACGAGTGCCTTCTCATCGCCTTCGAGCTGTGAGTATAAGCTTTGAGTTACTTCTTTAACCCTCTTCTTCACTGACTCTTTCCTTTCGTCGCGAGGGTGTGTGCCACCTGGTTCGATGCCCTCTTCGGTGGAGATTGCAACCATCTGCGCAACTGCAGCGGTCTTAGTGCGGTGACACGCGACTAGCTCATAAGACTCTTTTACAACAGCCCATTTAGTTGAACAGTCGGGATGGTTTTGTGCTATGTAATATGGCATAATTAATCACCCCATCCTTCCGTTAGTACTTGTTTATTCTTTTTATTCCGTAAATATATTATACCGTGACGGACCGCATCGTTTGCGTGGGGCTTGCCCGGTGAGTGCAGGTTCATCTTCTTTAGTACAGGGTCCTCGCACAGGTGCTTCATGCTTGGCTTCTGGTAAACAATTTGAGTAAGTGCATTTGGCCACACTGCCTCTAGTGCGCCGATGATATACACAGGGCTGAGGTCTGGGTAGATGCCAGCCCGCAAATCAAATGACTCACAGACAATGGTGTCAACTGCTATGTCTTCACCCTCATCCCAGTGCCAGTCAAGGAAGCCTTGAAGGCCGTTCGGTATCTGCTTCTTCCATTGGAGCTCATAGGCGTTGTCGCTGTAATCAAAAAGTGCAACACCTGTCGTGCCCCCTGGGTCAAAGCTTAGCATTGTTTTCACGTAGTACCTCCTCTTTCATCTTGGCAATCTGTAAATATTGGTAGCAAGCTAGGGATAGTGTGTACCTGAAACCTAGCTCATACTTCTCTGCATGGAATCTAAGTGCATCTTCGTCATACTTTACGTTGTCGAACTTTGCTTTTCTGCTGTAGTTGTCTGTCAAGCTATTACCTCCAAATAAGTTTTTCTGCCATCAACGATTGCTCCGACTCTTGCTTGCGACCTGAGGGCCTCAACCATGTCGTCGAACTCTCGCTTCTTCTTGTTGCTGAACTTGCGATAGCATTCTTCATATCGAACACGACCACCGCGGTCAACGATGTAAGCCTCAAGTGAGTCAACATCACGCTGCCACTCAGATGCAGAGATAGCAGATGCCATCCTCACTAGGTTCTCGAACCACTCTTCTGAGTAGTAGATTGCAGTGAGCAAGTGGCTGAGCTTTACCTCATCCGACTTGTCGTGCATAGCAAGCAGGGTTGCCGACTTCCACACAGACAAGGCAAGTCGCTGGCGCGATGGCTCAATTGACTCCTTCTCTCTGTGTGACTCAGCGAAGTTACCCATCTCCCACTTGTACTGGTTGAACCTGTCAAGTGCAGCTTGGGTTAGTCTTAGCGGGCGAGGTGAGGGCTGGCCCTTCTTCTGCCAGTAAGTCACAGACTCAAACAGTCCGCGAACCATGGCATCTAGTCCGGTGTCCTTGACGTTAACCTCATACTCATCTGCCTGCTGGATGTCCTCAAGCTCACGAGTCCTGTCCGGTGCGTCAGCAGTCACGTAAATGAATCGTGCCAAGAATCCTGAGCGGAAGTACTCAGTGGTCAGGACGTCGGCCACCTTGCTAGTGATACCCATCAAGTACAGGATGAAGTTGGTCTCAGCCCTCTGGGTCTGGCCTGCATCCTTGGCTGAACGGATTACAACAGGCACCTGCCCATCGTAAAGCTCGGTGTATCGCTCGGCAGCTGAGGCCATGTAGGTCTTGTTCATAAAGTCCTTGAACATACCCTGAACCTCATCGCGGTGCAACAGGCTAGTCTTCTTGTCTCTGTCTGCAAGAATCTTGGTAACACCTTCAGGCGTAGCATCCGAACCAATGTCAATCTGGTAGCCACCAAACTTCTCGTAGGCACGCACAACACGCAACATAAGGTTACGGCTGGTTGACTTACGAGTTAGCGTGGTCTCACCAAGCACCATGAACCACAGGTTCAGGCCCATCTTGCCATACTTTGGCACAGCGTAACCCCAGTCAGAGAACACTGCAGACAGCACTGTGAATGCGCTGGCAATCTGGTAGCTAAGCGCACCATCGGTCTTAGACCTAGCCCATGCAACATACCGGTCGATAAAGCTTGGCGTCATCTCGACAAGCTCACGCTCTTCTGGCGTAAGCATCGAGACCTCAACCTTCTGGAACCTAGCCAACGGTGCGTCATTAGTTATTGGCTCAGGTACAAACTCATCTTGCTCTAGCTTGAAGCTGGCTTGTGCACGCTGGACCTCACGCCATAGGTCACCATCAGCATCAAGCCTCTTGCTCCTGTCAGGGCTGTGGTACTTGTTGCACTTGGCGTGACGAGCAACTGTGAATACTTCTTCAGCAGTCAATCCCTCGCGGAACAGTTCCATCTCAAGCTTCCACAGCAGGCGTGATAGGTCTGCATTGTGTGCTGGCTGCTCCATGTACAGCCCAACAATCTGCGGGTTGTGTGACAGCTTCTCAAGCACCTCAAGAATAGAAGGGAATCCAGCGGGCATTGGTGTGTCAGCAGCCTCACGAATAGGCTCTACCGTAACGTCACCATATACAGACTCAACCTGCTCAAAGCTGTAGACTTCGCCAGTGGTGGTTGCCTCAATGCTCCAAGGGTTCTCGTGCTTCATGTTGCGAGTGTTTGGCAGGCGCAACAGCTTAGTAGTGTTCCAGCCTGACTTGTCACAACCCTGGTGCTGGTGTGCGTAGGCCACCTTCTTTGACAGCAGTGCAGCTTCATGTGGCTCGACCTCTTGGTCAAGAATCCAGTAGGTGTGCCAGCGGTCCTTGGATGTTTGCACAGATATGGATGGCTGTAGCAGGAAGTTCTCTGGAGCGCATGAGTCTGCGTCTGCATAGATTACGCTAACAGTCTTGGCGTTCTCCTTGATGCGACGCTGAGCGTTGAATAGTATTGGTGAGAAGTAAACATCCTGCATAGCGTGCTCAGTAGCAAAGGCCACCATCTCATGCTTTTGCTCTGGGTACTCATAGAACTTCTGCTCCGTAAGCTCTCCTGAAGTAGCGTTACGGATAACAAGTGTAGCGATGCCGGTGCCGTTGCCAAGCACTGCTGTTAAAAAGTCTGCTGTCTTCATATTCCTCCTTTCGATAGCCTCCTGATAGTGATGGTGCTCCGGTTAAGAATCGAACTTAACTATCCGTAGAGATGAAACAGGAGGAGGGAGGACGGATAATCCAATCGGAGCTAGTGTGCGTTGAGCAGACGCACCCCTGCCTTGGATTAAAGGATTACCAAGTTTCCTCTGTTGGTACCGCGCCCAATGATGCGACTAGCGCATCGGTACCTGCGGTTGGCTTATCAAAGCCACCCACCTCATTACGGGCCTCGCCGTTAATGCCTGCGCCTACCTTGACTCGTACGCCAATTGACTTGCCTAGAATGTCGGCAGTCTCAGGCACCTTAAAGTTGCCCGCCTTGACGTCATAACCAAGTGACTTGAAGAAGGCGGCTGCCTTCCAAGCATCGTTAGCTACATAGAGTGGAACATAGCTGAACACTCTGCGGTTCTCATACTGCCCCTCAGAGATGCGGAACTGTACGTTGAACCTTGGCTTGCCCTCGTTAGGGCCGGAGCGAACTGTCTCTTCCTTGATGTCGAAGACGGTTGCGTTGTAGGAGCCTGCTGGTACTGGCTCTAGTGTACCGGTGCCCTTGGACTCCAGTACGTCATCACTGAACTTCAGTGTGTAACTCATTACTTACCTCCTTTGATTAGTGCGAATATCTTCTTCAAGCTTGGGTCGGCAATCACCGGTGGCAAGTTGAAGCGGTTCTTGGTTACTAGCCTGTCAGAAGAAGCAACTACTAGCACACGCTCAGGCGTACCGTCTTCCCGCTTCTGTGCAGTCATGTATCCAATGATGTCAGGGATGCCTGGTAGGTCCTTCTTAGCACCACCTGGGATGTTAGGCACAGTCTTGACAGCACCAGTAGACTCATCTTTCTGGTCTTCTGCGTGAGTCAAGATGATGGAAACGAATGGTGCAGCGTGCATTGCACGCACCAAGTCGTTGACCCAAATCTTCAGGTCACCCCACTTGCCAAACTTGTTGCCCTTATTCTCTGGCTTCTCACCAAAGAACTTCTCTGCCCTATCCATAGCGACACCAAGGGTGTCGATGATGACAGTCTTGTACTTGTGCTTGACAGTTAGTAGGTCATTCATAACCTTGTCTAGCTTCTCGTGTCCGTCCACGTTGATAACGTCTACGTCCTTGAAGTCGCGGGCAATGGCAGATGCGCCACCCTCGATGTCAATTAGTAGCACAGGTGACAGCTCAGCAATCTCTGCTGCAGATGCAGCCAGCCAAGTCTTGCCTCGGCCAGCATCGCCGTAGATAAGAATAGTCTTTGGTGTGTTCAGCGCCTCTGCCTTGTGAATGAACTTCTCAAAAGACAACGCTGGGAATTCAGTTGTTGCGCCCATTATATTTCCTCCTTGTTTATTATACTAACCCATTTACCGAACAGTTAAAGCACTCTGGGTGCCCGCTGTACGACTCAGGATGAGCTCCGCCTTGCAGCTCCTCCCACAATACCACAAGTCTGTCCCATAGTGCAACTGCAATAGACTCATCGTATTCGAATGTGTATTCTAGCACATCCGCCTCGCTAGTTCCATCCCTATTGATGAATACTAACGAAATGTTATCAATTTGTAACCCACTCTGCGTAACACCCCAAGCATACAGTTGTGTCTGCCCGATGTACTTTTGCATTGTGTAAGTGGTAGATGCGTCTTGCTTGGTGCCATCTACCCATGCCTGAATCTTCTTGGTCTTTGCCCTAGTCGAAGTCTTCCAGTCAACCAAGTGGTTGCTTGCTGGTAGCACAAGGTCAGGCTTGCTTGAGATTACACCGTACCCAGGAATCTCACCGAGCGTAATCTTCTGCTCGACAAGTGCACCCTCTAGCTGTGGCGTTGCTACCTTTGAGATGCCATCCTCTAGTGCAGCGTGCACAGCAGTCCCAATCACTGCACCCAACCAGTACTTGCTTGGCGGTTGCTTGATGCCAGCTAGGTCCATAGCTAGGTGCTTGGTGCAAGGGTTGGATATCTGAGATGCTCCTACCTTGTACTGCTTGTCGCGTTCAGTCTCAGTCCTCAGCAGAGATACTGCTAGATTCTTTAAAGTCGAACCATTCACTACCATTCTTGTACCTCCTCCTTGTGTAGTTGATGCCACCCCATATGCCGTACTCTTGCTTGCTTGCTATTGCAAAGTTACCACACTCTTGTATCAGAGGGCAACCATGACACGCCGCTTTGGCTTGTTTCTGTGACACCTTCTCAGGGTTGTCGAACAACTCCATCTGGTTTCTGCATGGCACCTTGGTCACTGCAAGCTTTTCCTGCAGTTCAGCGTAGTACTCACCAGCAAGGTCAGTTAGGAACACGCTGTCTGGAATCGGCACCATGCGAATTGGCTCGTGCTTTGTCTTGGTCTTGCCGGAGTGCTTGTTCTCTTGGTACTTCTTGCGGGCATACCTACGTCTACACTCGCGACAAACTCTAGTCTTGTCGTAAGGTCTGATGAAGGTGTTCTCCTCAGTGAACTCGTGTCCCTGTGAGCAGTGCGTACCCTTAGCCCTCTTGCGTCCCCAAGGGTTAGACTTGTCAGCTGGTTCCCATTTATACTCTGCCATTAGTAACCATCCTCATCGTAGTCGTAGCTGTTTAGTCGTACCGATACCATGCCGTTGTCAGTTGCCCGCTCGACACCTCCGTTTAGCATAATCCTTACCATTGTCATTATGAACACTGCCTTTATCCAAATCGCAAATAACAACACACCAATCAGTGGCGCGATGAACATAAATCCTGGCAGTAAATCCCAGAAGCTTTCCATTACTTGTCTCCCTTCAAGCTTGCCCTTGAGTCCAGCTCACGCTGTAGCAAGGTGTCTAGTTGTCCCTCATCGTAAGTGTCACGTGCCACGATGTCAAACACCTGCACTACTTCCTTCTGTCCACGCCTGCGGATGCGGTCAAGCACCTGCTGGTTCAGGATGTTGCTGTCGCTGTGGCTGAGCCATACTACAGTACGGCAGGCGTCCTGCAATCCGTCCACGCCTTCGGCAATCGCTGGAATCACAGCAACAATAAACCTACGGTCACCGCTGATGAACTCCTGCTTAGCTTCCTCACGCTGTGACTGGTTGGCCTGCCCGCTCCATTCGAATGCGCAATCGGCACCGTACTTGGCGTTAAGCCTGTTGGTCACAAGCCTAGCATACTTCTGGCTGTCTGTCAAGATGAGCATCTTGTCATTAGGGTTGTCATCGATAATCTCGACAAGCGCTTGGTACTTGGTTGATACTGCACCCTCTTCGAAGTACACTTGGTCATCTTCATTAAGGCTAGGCACAGCCAAGGTCATCTGTCGCAAGCGAATGCGAGCAGCGATGGGCACCTCTGCAATCAACGGGTTGTCCTGTAGCCAGACTACTAAGTCCTTCTGGAACTTCAGGTAAATCTTGCGCTGAGCTGGCACTAGGTCAACGTATCTAACCTCATGCACCACGTCAATGCTGTAGTCAGGCTCAAGCCTAACGTAGCATGGCAAGCTGTTGGCGAATGCTCCTGGAATCTTCTCGCCTGTAATCTCCACGTTGCTGAATGGGTTGTAAGCAGTAAGTGCCCACTTCTCTACCCACTTCCAGAATGAGCGCTGAACAATCTTGTCCTCCGGCCATAGGAATCTAGTCACTGCCCAGAATCCTTCGAACCTGTTGCCGAATGGCGTGCCAGACATAGACAGCTTGAACCCTGCCTTCAGAGTCTTGGCTACCTTGAATCCCTTGCTTGCTCTGTTCTGCATGAAGTGGCACTCATCTACCAGCACGATGTCAGGCACAATCTTGTGCCACTCCTTAGTCCTGAAGTACTCGCGTCCAACGAAGTACCACCCAGAAGCAGACTCGGATAGTGACCTGAAGGCTTCGCGCCCCTTGGTGCTACTGTCTATCTTGTGCAACCCGTTTGCGGTGTAATCGGTCTGCCTCTGGATGGTGTCGTGCCAGCCCCAGTAAGTGTTCAAAGGAGCAATGATGAGTACGCTCTTCGCGTTCAGCCTTAGTGCTACCTCGGTTGCCATCAGGGTCTTCCCTGTGCCCATAAGGCTAGCATTCAATGCGGCCTTAGTTGGCTCGGCAACCATCTTCTGAATCGCCTTCTCTTGGTTGGCGTCAGGCGTTAGCCTTGGTAGCTTGGCTCTCATCACTCTCCTTCCTGTGACACTCACAAGTGCAATCTACGGTGACTGCATTGGTCTGGCAGTTCTTGTGGTTGTTGGTTAGACACCACCCAAACATTCCGTATTGCTTGGGTGGGAGTTGGTCTTCTACCTTACGCTTCACTTAGCTGTGATTACTTCAATCAGCTCTGAGGTAAAGTCTTGGCTACCATATTCCTTTATGATTTTTACAATGCGTTCCTTCTCACGCTCAACACCTTGGTTGAACGCGATAGTTGCATTGACGTGAATCAGGTCGTTGAGGTCGCTCATCATACGCTCGCTAATGGGTCTTCGTAATCATCGTCAAGGAATAGCTCTGAGTACAACTGCAGAATTCTCTCCTCTGCTGTGCCGTAGTTCTCAAAGTACTCCTTGCCGTTGGTGCGTGGTGCAGTAACCCATAGGTCAAAGTCCTCATCGTATCCGAAGACAACTTCCTTGCCGGTCTGCTCGCTATAGAACTCAGTCAGGTTGGTTGCCATCTCGTTTATCTCTAGGTATCTATCGTCTCGCATTAGCTATTACCTCCTCTACAATTCCTTCTCTGTATAGTAGTGACTGCATCCAGAAGTCACCATCGGTTACGGTTATGTTCTGTCCGTCATCATCAATCTTGAACGTGGCCTCACCTGTCTGCTTGTCTGGCCCGAATGCAATCAGTCTGACCACTAGGTCATCGCCATGCAAAGCTGAACGCCATGAGGCTTGCGGTGTAACGTCTGAGTCCTGCACACCTGCATCATCCACTAGCTTGCGGATGGTAGTCGGGTCGGATGAACCGTACGCCATACCAATCTGCCTAGCTGAGTGTCCGTCCAGTAGTGCCAACCTAACTGCATCTAGCAAGTCCAGGTAGTAAGGCTCGGTCTCCTTCTGGATGAACTCCTCCACCTTCTTGCGTGCCTCCACTACTGCACTCTTGTGCTTAGCTCTGGCTTCGGTGATAGCAGATAGTCTGCCTGTATCTTCCTTGGCTA